AGCCACACCCACAGATAGGGTTTAAACGACCTTTGGTTGGAAAGCATGGCGCAGACAACCCCATGTGGGGGAAACCAAGTGCCATGCGCGGGATACCCAAACTAAAAGGTAAAGATAGCCCCTTATATGGGCGTTCACGCCCCGTTGGTGCTGGCAAAAAGTCACACCCAGTAATCCGCATGGGTGATGTAGAGATACGATACGAATCAGTGGCAGAAGCTGGTAGGGCGCTTGGAAAGACCACAGCAGGAATCAATCGGTGTTGTACTGGCAAAGCCAAGACAGCGCATGGGTATAAATGGCGTTACGCCGAGGAGCAAACATGACTTTGACAACTGTAGACGCAGGAATGCTCAATTCGCAGTCGCAGCAGACTTGGCGGAACCGCATCATCAACGGCGCGATGGTGATTGACCAGAGGAACGCTGGGGCTTCTATTACCGCCAATAACACTACATTTTCTGTAGACCGTTTTAAAATGCTTGCAAGTGTTGCCAGTAAATTTACTTCTCAACAAAATGCAGGGTCTGTAACACCGCCAACAGGGTTTATTAATTATGCTGGTTATACAAGTTCATCGGCGTACAGCGTTGGCGCAGCAGAGGTATTTGCTGTTCAACAGAACATTGAAGGTTTAAACATCTTTGACTTTGAATGGGGCACTGCCAGCGCACAACCTATAACGCTGTCGTTTTGGGTTCGCGCATCTCTCACTGGAACATACAGTGTTGTGTTTAAAAACAGCGCCGCAAACCGTTCTTATGTAGCGTCTTACACAGTGAGTGCTTCAAACACATGGGAGCAAAAAACTATTACCATTGCTGGTGACACATCAGGAACTTGGTTGACAACCAGTGGAATTGGTTTGCGCTTGTATTTCACACTAGCTGCTGGCTCTACGCAGGTTGGTTCTGCTGGCTCTTGGCAAGCAGCGGACTTATATGGTGTTACCGGAGGTATATCAGTAGTCGGCACAAACGGAGCAACCTTCTACATCACAGGTGTCCAGCTTGAAAAAGGCAGCACAGCCACATCGTTTGACTACCGTGACATTGGACGTGAATTAATTATGTGCCAGAGGTATTTTGAGACAACCTATCCAGTAGGGTATCCCTCTGGATATAATTTTGCTCAACAGTATCCGTTTAGCACATCAAAACCAGTTACAGTAAATCTTATTGCAAGTGACGATACAGTAGTGTCTCAATCAATTCGTTTTGCTGTAGTAAAAAGAACCAGCGCAACCATTGTGATTTACTCGGCAAACGATGGCGCTTCTGGATTTACGTGGACATACAAAGGCACAGGCGGTACAAATCTTAACTTAGCGGCAAGTGTAACGTATACCTCTGAAAACTTGTGGAACATCGGTCAAGGGTTAAGTGCAGTAAATCAAGCCAATGAATCATATTTTCATTTTACGGCAAGTGCGGAGTTATAAATGTATCAATTACTTGTAAACCCAAGAAATCGTTCTGAAAATCTTGTTGTAATTAAGAGATTGGTTGATGGCGCTTTTATTCCAATGGATGAAGCCAACACAGACTACCAGCAATACCTTGCATGGCTGGCCGAGGGCAACACACCCGAACCTGCTGACAGTACGCCGTAAACCTGCGAAAATACCCCGAACTAAAGGACACCCGTGACTAAAGACATCACCCACCGTGAAATCTACGACCGCTTGATAGCTGTCGAAACCAAGGTTGATGCCCTGACTGATAACACCAAGGATGTGGTGTCGGCGTTCGCTGCCGCGCAAGGTGCGTTCAAGGTGCTTGAGACATTGGGCAAGCTCGCTAAACCGCTGCTGTGGATTAGCCTGTGGGTCGGTGGCATAGCTGCTGCTCTCACTACGTTCTGGGAACACTTTAAGCTGCGCTAATGGACGCCTTGCCACCCCCACCCCCATCGGCACAAGCCCCTGCGACAGTCTTTGAGTGCGTCAGGTGGTCATGGTCTTCTGATAGGCTGCTGGTGTGGTGCTTGCAGTGGCGAGAGAAAAAGAACCCGGAGCCAAAGAAACTAGCAGAGGCCCAAAGTGATTGATCCCCTAACAGCGTTAGCAGGTATACAGGCAGCGGTTGCGCTCATCAAGAAAGTCAGCAAGACTGTTGACGATGTGTCCTCGCTCGGGCCCGTCCTTGGCAAGTACTTTGATGCAAAGTCCACGGCCAGCAAGGCGGTCGTTACCGCCAAGAAGTCCAAGTCCAGCATGGGTACAGCCATTCAGATTGAGATGGCGCTCGACCAAGCCAAGCGTTTTGAGGACGAGTTGCAACTGCTGTTCATGCAGTCAGGCAAGATTGATGTCTGGAACAAAATTAAGTCCAGAGCAGCGGCCATGGATGTGGAGTCTGCCCATGATGCAAGGCGTGAACGCGAGGCTGCTGAAAAGCGCAAGAAAGAAATAGACGAGGTCATTGAGTTGGCCTTGCTGGCGCTTGTCTTTTTCAGCTTGCTTGGCGTTATTCTTTATTTCAGCTTTGGCATCATGGAGCAGCGCGGGTGAGTTATGGCAGATGAGCGCCTTGCCCTAATTGACAAGGTGCTGGCCTATGTCAGCAGCCCCTTCCGTCTATTTGCCATGGTGCTGATGGCCGTCCTGACCTTTGCAGGGTACTTTGTCTACGCAAACCAAGACCTGTTAATCGGCGCTTACAAGGAGTCAAGAAAGATTCCAACGATTGCCGAAGACCGCGTCGAAGACGCCGCCGCTCATTTGTTCAAGCAGTCGGGCGCTTTGGTGGTAGCAGTCTTCAAAGTAAACTCGATGTTTGGCACGCGTATCCTGTACCGCGCTTACGGCAAGAACGGCAGGGACAAAACAAATGATGGGCTGGATGTCGGCCTGTTCACCCAGAACGCAGCCAATAACTCGGATGTCGTCAAGCTCATGGCGAACGAAATTCCGTGCAGTGAATACAGATCGGCGCAATCAGAGATGGGCTTGTGGTACATAGCAAAGGGCGTTGCCTATACCTGTCGTATCAGTGTCCCCCCGGAACCGGGTAGATTTGTTGGGCAGATCACGGTTGGTTGGGCCACTCAGCCAGAAGACATGGAGAGCACCCGCGCCATGCTACAAATCGCAGCAACTATGTTATCTAGGAGTAAACAATAATGGACTGGTTAAAACAAATTGCACCAACAATTGCAACCGCTATGGGAGGCCCACTGGCAGGAATGGCTGTGTCTGCCATCAGCAAAGCAATTGGTGTTGACCCCGACAAGGTGGGCGATCTGATCTCCAACAACAAGCTGTCAGCAGAGCAGATTGCTCAGGTCAAGATTGCAGAAATTGAATTGCAGAAACAGGCTCAGGAACTTGGCCTAAACTTTGAAAAGCTGGAGGTTGAGGACAGGAAGTCTGCACGGGAGATGCAGGCCACCACCCGCTCAATCGTTCCCCCTGCGCTGGCTGCAATCATCACAATTGGGTTCTTTGGAATCCTCGCCATGATGATGTTTGGCAAAGTTGACGGAACCAACCCCACAATCCTGATGATGCTGGGCAGTCTGTCCACCGCTTGGACAGGAATTGTCGCATATTATTTTGGCTCATCCGCTGGCTCACAAGCCAAGACCGATTTACTTTCTAAGGCAGGGCCAGTGAAATGACCGAAGACCAACTTGTTGAAATGCACATCGACCCATCATGGCTTGAGCCGTTGGAGTCCTGTTTTTTTCGTTTTGAGATCAACACCCCGGAGCGCCAAGCCGCGTTTATCGGGCAATGTGCCCATGAGTCGGCCAACTTCAAGACTCTGCAAGAGAACCTGAATTACAGCGCTAAGGGGCTGCGCGGCACATGGCCCAGCCGATTCCCGTCAGAAGAGGCGGCGCAGCCGTTTCATCGCCAGCCCGAGAAAATCGCCAACAAGGTCTACTCTGGCCGGATGGGTAACACCGAGGAGGGTGATGGCTGGAAGTATCGAGGCCGTGGCCTGATCCAGTTGACCGGCAAAGACAACTACCGCTTAGCCTCGGATGCCTTGGGCGTGGACTTTGTTGCTGACCCCGACCTTGTGCTGACCAAAGAATACGCCGCC